CCGAGTGCGGCGCGCTCCTCGTCAGCATCCAGAGTCCACTCCAGACGACCCTGTAGTTCAATCAGTGTCGCAAAGGGGTCCATTGTGAATCTCCTTTATCTGCAAGGGGGTTGAGCTGAGGGGGCCAGCCCGAAGGCCAGCCCCCTCGCTATTCAGCGGGACTCGCTCACGCAGTGGCGGAGCCGAGACCGGTGATGTTGAACAGCTCCAGGTCGTGCGCCGGAGTGAGGACGCCGCCGCGACCAGTGACACCCTCGGGCATGGAGTCCGTACCATCCAGGACGAGCTTGATGGCCCGAACGAAGTGGTTTTCGGTCGACACGAAGGACTGGCCCACCGCATCAGTACCCACCAGCGGGTCATCCACGTAGCGGAAACCCTTGTAGCAGTTGAAGATCGAGCGGTCCTGGAAGTGCAGGCTGTCGTAGTCGCGAATCCAGCGGAGTGCAACGCCGTTATGACTGGCGTTGGCACCGAAGGGGACGGACTGCGGGACGCTCGGGGCGCCGGTCGCAAAGATGAACGCGGAGTCCACCATTGCGATGGCGGTGTTCGGGTCCAACTCGGGGGCAACCACGAAGTCGAAGTTGTAACGACGAGCCAGAGTGGCGTTGACCAGAGCGGCGACAGCCGCGGACTCACCCACATTGGAGGCGAGGTTCAACTTGTCGTCGTTCAGGAGCGCGGCTTCCCAGTTGGAGCCGAGCAGAATGATGCGACGGGCACCGGGCGCACGGAGCGCATTCAGCGTCTGACGGGCGCGGATGATACCGGCCTTCAGCGCGGTGCTGGCAACGCCGAGCGTGACCTCGAAGGGAGCCGCCTCAGCGACCTGGCAAGCCTCGTACTCCAGACCGCGGCCAATGGCCTCAGTCTGCTTGGTGGCCAGCTTGCTCCAGCCGGGCAGGTCCATCTCGTTCTGCTCGTCGGTGAGCTTGACGGCGGAGTAGATGTCGCCACCGAACGTGACGGCAACCTTGCGCTCGATGTAGTCGTCAAACACGACTTCCTGCGAGCGGTCGGCGCGCCAGCCGTAACTGTGGTAGGGCAAGACGCCTTCGACAACCACGTTGATCGTGTCGTCCTTGGCGCCGCGGAACTGATCGATGCCCTCGCGCCGGAATGTGGCGGGAACAACGAGCTGCTCCTCCAGAGCGACAGCCGCGACAGCGACGATCTTCTCTGCCTTGATGACTTGGTGAACCATTGGGGCCCTCCTAAGGGCATGAAGAAGACCCCGAGCGGTTCAGCTCAGGGCCTTGCGGTTTGGGTAGGTCAGTAGCGGTAGGCGCGCGCCTTGTGTGCCTCTGCAACAGGGTCGAATGACCCGTCGTCGCCACTCGGATCGAGTCCGCCCGAAAGGTTCTCGGGGTCCTCGTTCTCGGCAGTGACGAACTTGCTAAGCACCTTGGCGTGCGCTTCCAGCTCTTCGGGCGTGTCACCCTTCAGTACCGCGATCAACTCCGGAGGGAGTTTGTGCGCGGTGCCAACGGTGGTGCGAGCCAGATCCTGAGCCAGGCGAGCGTTCTCGACCTTGTACTCAGCGACGGCGGCTGCGAACTCCTCAGGAGTCTTGGCACCCTCGAACTTGGTCATCGTCTCGCGGAGACTGATGCGGGATTTAGCCGCCTCATCGCGAACGCGGGCCAGTTCGGTGCGTGCCCACTCTGGGAGTTCGGCATCCTTGGCAGCGGCAGCCTCTTTGGCTGCGGCTTCTGCGGCAGTAGCCGCCAGGGCTTCAGCCTCCTTAGCGGCAGCCTCTGTGGCTGCGGCTTCTGTAGCGGCAGCCTCTACGGCCGCGGCTTCCGTGGCAGCAGCCGCCAGGGCTTCAGCCTCTGTGATCTTTGACTCGGGCACTTCACGCCTCCAGGACGTTCTAGTGTTTGGGGTGACCTTGCCTCCAGGGCGCGGTCATGGGGTTATGCCTGTTGAGCTCGGATGTACTTCCGCCACGCGGACAGGGCGGCTTTACCGCTCAGTCCCTTCGTGACGGTTGGCCATTCGGCGCTGTACTTCCGATTGAGCGCAAACTTCTCGCTCGCGTACTGCTGCATCGTGAAGACCGGCTCCGCGTAGCAGTGGCAGTTGTCGTGATAGAGGTCGCCGTCCGACGCGATCGTGGCCGAAGCCGCGGACTTGTAGAAGATGACCCCACGGGAAATCAACATCGCGCACCATCCACAGGGAGTACCTGTTCGTGAGATGCGGACGTAGCCGAGGACCCGTGAGTCCTGCTGGCTGTACGACCAGAGCGCACCGCGGCCACCATTGAGCGCCATGCGCTCTGCGGCTGCGGCCTGTCTGGCGCCCGCCTCCTGATGAGCCGCCTCGCGGGCGGCATCCATCTCCTTAGCGGAGGCGTTGGGGTCGAGATCCTTCAGCCGGGATTCGAGGCTGGCGGGCCCGAGGGCCTCCAGGTCGATCCGAGCCTCTTCCTCCGCGGCCTTCTCCAGTCGCAGATCCTCCTCGCGGAGTTGCTTCAGTTCCTCGACCAGCAGACGATCGTTCTCGTCGGGCACTGCAACCTGCGGCGCCTTGGCGGAACCCTGCGTCGATGTCGGGCCGGAGACTCGTGCCACTTCATCGACCGCAGTCGCGAACTCGCGACGAAGACTGGTCAGTGTGGGGTGAGGCTCGTTAGGGTGGTAGGGATCTTTGATCGTGGCGCCAGTCTGCAACGCCCGCACCAGGCGGTAGTAGCTGAAGGCGAGATCGCGGGACCACTGACGGCGCGACATGACGAGGGTGACCGCGCGGTTCAGCCAACGCCCCGAGGTGGGGGCGACCTTGGCTGGGTTCACGTCGGTCCAGAGGGCCATCGCCTCCTCGATCGTGCCGAACCCGATCCGGGTCAGCGCGATGTGGAAGGCAATGGACGCCCGGTCGGCCTCGGCTAGTTTGGCCTTGGTCGTCACGGCCCGGTTGCCGGGATCACCGGCACGGCCGGAGGTGCCGCCCTATGGACGGCATCAGCGAGTTTCTGAGCGGGCGCGTTGTCGGCCATGTCCTCCCACGAGGAGAGCTCGGTCTGCGTCACGCGAGGCACTCGACGCCAAAGACCGCGATCCGGGATGCCGAGCAACTTCAGCTTGGACAGAGCGTCGGCGGTCTGTGCGAGACTCCTGGACTCCATGTCACGCCACAGCACCTCGCCGTGGATGTCAGCAGCCATCTCCGCGTCGCCATTCAACTCGGCGGCGAGGCGGAAGACGCGCTCCCAGCTCTCACCGAAGGACTTGCGGAACTCCTCGATCTTGCGAGCCAGGCTGGTTTCTGCCGCAGCCAGGGCCTCCGCCGAGAGGTTCGCGATCTGTCCGAGTAGGTAGTGCGGAGGGGTTTGCGAGAATGCCGACAGGTGCCGGAAGCTCATGTCGACGGACGCGATGAACCCGGCAAGCGGAGTCTCGTCCAGCGAGCCGAACTTGACCTCGGGGTCCTCTGCGAACAGGAACCGACGCGCGTTGACGTTGACGTTCAGCGGGATGGGAAGGCCCGTAATGGCGTCCAGCTTGGGCTCGACCTCGCCGGTTGGGGCACCAGTAGAGTCGAGGACCGGCGTCATCTCCATTGGCGGAGCCATGCCGGTTGCGGTGCGAACCTTGAACGAGCCATAGGTCTGGGCCACGAGCAGGTCGAAGATCGTCTGGTTGATGCGGTCGTTTATCACGATCATCGGCTCGACAACGCCGACCGTCCGACCCTCTAGGTCCACGGCGGCGGCGAAGCGTGTGACGATGCACTCGGAGGCGCCAGTTGACTTGCCCTTTCCGACCCTGGTCGCCTTGTCGTCGGTGAGGCTCTTGAAGGTGACGGGATACTCGTTCTTGCCGTCCCACATGCGGGCCTTGCCGGGAGTCCCCGGATCGCCAGCGGTCGGGTAGCGGGTGATCGTCAGCGCCGCGTAGGGCACGAGATCATTCGCCGGGTCCTCGAAGAGCGCCGAGGTGAACTTGGCGGACAGGCCCTTCGTGAGAACCTTGCCGCGCCTCTTCTCGGTCAGGGTGAACGAGTGCCCGAACTTCAGGGCGCCGGTATAGATGGCGCTCTGTCGAGTATCAAGGCGGCTCAGTTGCCAGTGATCCCATTCCTTGTCGAGCGCGCCGATCTCGCGACCGAACGCCGAGTCCTTGCCCGACGCCTTGCCGCGGCGAAACCCGTCGACGTACAGAGCCTGTGCGGGCGTAGTGATGAGCAACGGCATACAGTTGGTGACGCACCGCGCCGCCAGCAGGCGATACTCGTCGTCCGCCTGCGCGGGCATGTACGGGTCGTCATGTCGACCTTGCACGTAGCGGTCGAGCTTCTCCAGGCGCCACTCGTCGTTGTCGAGAATGGCGAGCAGTTGCTTGGCCAGTGCGCTCGGGGTCGGTGCAGTCACAGTTTCACTCCGTTTCAGCCCATGAACCACGACTGCTTGCCGTGAGGCTTCTTGGTCTTCTTGTTGCCCGTGCGGTAGTCGTTCATCGCCTCATGCGCGAGCATCAGGGCTGCGTAGGCGTCGACCTTGCGGGGAGAGTCCTTGGACTCCTTGCCGAAGCTCACGCCGTAGTTGTTGTTGCGCCGACGTGCGTTGAGCACGTGGCGTCGAAGCGTGCGGTCGCCGTTATGTGAAATCTTCGCGTCGAAGATCGCCTGCATCAGACGCTCATGTGCGCGTGTGACGATCTTGAGCGAGGAACGCATGTCCCAGGCCACGGCATTCTTGCCGGGGGACTTGACGACCAGACCCTCACCGAAGTCCTCAGCCCAGTCGCTGATGTAGGACTCCCAGAGGTTCACGTCGGCGTAGAACCCGACGACCGTGTAAGTGCGGAACGTGTCCCGGACGGCTCGGTCGACCTGTTCCTTGTCGATCTCCCAGCCATCGCCTTGCGGCCCGTCCGGCTTCTCCCAGATACCGATGGGATCGGCAAAGCCGTCCCGCACTCGGATGGCCACGAGGGCCGTCGCGTCGTCGGT